AATACAGCACCGTTTTCCATAATTGCATGAAAGAGTATAGGACGCCCTGTAATTGATGCCATACCAAAGATAAGACAGTCTTCCACTTCTCCATGGTGGCTCTTAAGGTCATAGAGATATTCTCTCCTGATCTGTGCGTAAGTCGCAGGAATATTTGCGTTTAAGTATGCCATCCAACATAAAATCCTTTAGTTATTACAGTGCTGCGATTATTAAAATCACAAGTACAACACCAGCACCAATACAAACTTTTCTGTGGTCTTTCCACATGTGTTCAATTGCTTCTCGTATCATTTCCATGTTTCCTCCTAATTTATGCTTCCCCAGTTTTCACCAGATTCATAGTCTACCTTATTAGGTACTTCAAGTTCAACTGCGGATTCCATAATTTCCACTACTTTTTTAGCTTGTTTATCATCTTTTATGGAAATGTCCAACTCATCATGTACTTGAATATGGGGTATAATTCCTTCTTTATGTAATTCAACCATAGCTTTTTTAGTCATATCAGCAGCGGAACCTTGGATTAATTTGTTTAATGCCTTGTATGTAAAAGCTCTTCTTATCCCTGGTCCGTGTTCCTGAAGTGCTGCGTCATGTGTCAACGGCTTATGTATACCGAATACTGCAGGTTCCCATAAATGAAACCGACACAATCGTCCTAGCAAAGTTCTAATTTGACCACGATTTTGAGCTCTTCGTGATACTGCTTCCATAAGTTGCTTAACAAACGGAACTTTATTATGATAAGTAGAAAATAATTCTGATGCTTTATCTTTACTGACTCCAAGTTCTGCTTGAAGTTTAGCTTTACCCATTCCATAAAATAATCCTAAATTAATTGTTTTAGCTTGGGTTCTAGGTATATCAGCCATTTCAGCAACAATTTTATGAAAATCTGCTTCTCCTTCTTTGTAAGATTCTATAACATCATAAACACCTGGTAAGTTTTGAAGTGATGCATAGTGAACTACTAGTCTTGGTTCTTGTTGAGAGTAATCAAAGCAACCCCATTTATGATCTTCTTCAGGAATAAATAGACTTCTAATTAAGGGTCCCAGTTCCTTGTTTCGTGCAGGAACTTGCTGAAGATTTGGGTTTTGATAACTGAATCTTCCTGTCACGGTTCCTCCATTATCTGATCTTAATTGGTTAATTTCTGAATGTATTCTTCCGTGATGTTCGTGTTTTATAATGGTATCAATGAACGTGGTATGGGCTTTATTAATTTCTCTCGCTTGAGCAATTTTTTTTACTAGAGGGTGTTGATGATTTTGTAAGAAGTTTTTAGTAAAAGAAGGTGCTCCTGTTTTTTCTGTTCGGTCATAAGGTAGTTTTAACTTATCAAACATTTTAGCAATAGAGGCTGCAGCCCAAATTTGAGGTTCTACATTTGTTTCTTTTTTAATTTCAAACAATAATTGTTCCTCTTTTGTTGCTAGTTGTTTCTTCGTTTGGTTCGCTTTTTCAACCTGTACACGAACTCCCTTAAAACGCATATCAACTAGACAGGGAAATAAATCGGTTTCTAAATTAAAAATAGATTCAACGTCTTGGTTAATAATTTCTTGTTTAAGTTTTTGCCAAAGATCATAAGTAACTCGTGCATCTTTTTCTGCATAGTTACCTACATAAAGAGCGGGAAGTCTCCACATATCTGCTTTAGGATTAATACCCCATTCTTTAGCTGCGGTCTGAAGTGCAAGTTCATCTTTTCCGTATCCTAAATATTCTTTACCAACACTATTTAAATCGTATCGCATTCTATTTTCATCAACGAGGGATGTGGCGATCATAGTGTCAACAATTAAACCATTGATTTCCATACCCATCGAACGAATCCAACAAACGTCATACATAGCGTTGTGAAATATTTTAACGGCATTATTTTTTAAGAGATCTCTAAACCAAGGTAAAACTCTAGTCGATTCCATATTACCTCCGCCTTCGTGATCGAAAGGGAAGTATCTACAATAGTCATTGGTAGCAACTGAAATACCTACAACTTTACCTTCTTGGATAACAGCCCCTGAACCCATATGATGATTTAAATTAGGATCACAGGTTTCTAAATCAATGGCTATTTCATCATAGCTATTTAAATTAGGTAGTTCTGTGGGTTTAACCCATTCTTTTTGTGCTTCAAATTTTGGAGTGATCATGTTCTGCTTTCCACTTTCTATAACCGTTTATCCATTTCTCTTGTTTAATTTCTGTAAAAGTTATTCCTTTAGGAGGGTGATAATGTCCTTCCATATCTTCATCAATATAGAAAAGTTTAACTCCTAATTTTTTTTGCAAAGCAGTCAGACTACGATGAATGGGATATCCATCTCTTTTTCTTTTTATGTAGGTTTTAACATCTAATAATTCTGTATCTCCGTTAGGGTGAGTTACAGAAATATCATAAGGACCATGTTGTTCTACATTTTTACAAACGACACATCCTTTCTTTAAAAAATAAATAATTGCTCTTTTTTCGTTGATCGTTCCTTTGGTACTTTGTTTCATTTTAATATACCCCATGAGTTATTTTTATTGGATGGTTTATTCTCAGCTTCTTCTTTCGTAATACCTGCGTTACGGTATTCCTCTTCTTCAGTCATAGGAATTAGTTGATAATCTCTTTCGAGTATCATTTCGCAGTAATGAATCGCTTTCAATATATCTTCCTTTCCATTTTTTTCTTTATGCCTACAGATATATTTTATAGCATTTCCTTCAGCAAACAGCAACCTGTTCTCATTAATAAAGGTACTAGGTTGAATCTTCATTTTTTTATAATGAGATCCTCCTATTTGTTTATCGTATGCACTCATAAAATATACCAAAGGTTAAAAACAAAGCTACATGCCCAAATAACCACAAATGTTTTCCACCAATGTCTTTTTATTAACATCATATTTTATACTCCTTTCTTCTGTCCTTTCCCCTAATTAGAAATAGATTTTGTTTTGCTCTTGTTACACCCACGTACCAAACTCGATGTTCTTCGTCTTGTTTTGGAATTGATTTTTTTGAAGCTTTTAATGTATTTGCTGTTTGATCTTGTAGTAGAGCTACATTTTCTGCCTCTCCACCTTTGGCTCCATGAATTGTTGATATTCTAACTCTAGGGGCTAATCTTAAATCCTCACCATTAATTCGCATTGAACGAATATAAGCAGACATTTGTGGTGAAACTGCTGTAAAAACATCATACCAAGGACCTTTCTCCTTTATTCCAACTTCTTCTAAAGTAAATTCTTTATCTAATGTTTCTTTAAATTCTTTGTTCATTCTTTCAAAAATTCGAGTGATTTCTATAGTGTTTAATTTTTCGCCTTTTCTCCATTTTTCCCAGTTTAAAATGTCTTTGTATAGACTTTCGCTGATGCTTCTACCATTTTTACTTTCAAAGTAAACACCTTTTTTCTTAAGGATAGGAATAAGTCCTCGGATAAGTTCGTTAGTCCTAGCCAAGATCAACCATGTTCCTTTGGACATATCTAATTGATTAATAGAAAAAACTAAATTAATTGAACCTAACTCATCTCTAGGTTTATAGGTCTTATCAATACGATTATCTACTTTTGATATTATTTTAAGAGCTATTTCTTGTACCTCTGTAGGTATCCTATTGGATTGAGTTAAAGGTATTTCTTTTGCGTCAAAATCAATGAAAGATTCTACATCAGCACCTGCCCAACCAAAAATAGCTTGGTCATCATCCCCTGCTATATAAACATCTTCAGAATATTCTTGTAATTTCTTAACCATATTCCATTGAATAAGAGATAAATCTTGTGCCTCATCAATAAAAATAACATCAAATTCTGGACAATGACCACAATCAATAAATTTTTTTATCATATCTGTGAAGTCGATGAGGTGGTAAGTTTTCTTATAAGAATCAATTTCTTTAGAAATAATATCTAATTTATATCTTTCTATTTTTCCTAAATGTTCGTTACGATCTAATTGGTCTAAAGCACTAATTTTTCTTACACTAGCTAAATTGACAATGTTTAAATATTCACTATTAGAAGTAAATATTCCATTGTATTCGTTCTTTTCATAATTTGCGTAATTAATTCTTACTCCGATGGTTTCTCCTATGGAACGATAGTGGTCTTCTTGAATAACATCTTCTTCTTTTAATCCTAAATAATTAAAACAAAAAGAATGAAGTGTTTGAAAATATTTTAAATCCTTTTTAACCAGATTAGGAAATTCTTTTAAAAATCTATCTCTTGCTTCGTAAGCTGCCTTACGAGTAAATGCAAAATAACCAATACGAGTTAAGGGTGTTCCTTTATTAATATACTCTTTTACCTTTTCTAAAAGGGTATGTGTCTTACCTGTTCCTGGTGGACCAATAACTTTATAATTCATTAGAAGTTATCACCATCACGTTTAATGGGATTATATTCTATTTGATCTACATGTAGTTGTTTTATTTTAATAACTTTTTCTGTCTTACCATCAATGTTAAAAGAGTGATTAAATATTGCTCCAAATTCTTTTTTCATTATATAGGCAGTTTCTTCTTCAGAAAATTTCCAACGATTACCTAATGAATCATAAAAGGATTGAAATTTAAAAAAATGAAATCCTTTATCTGTATAACAAGAACCACTTCTTATTTGTATTTTTTGTTTCGCTTGAGAACTATTGACACAAAATTCATATAAATGATTATATAATTTATCAACATCAGAAGTTCCCGCTGCAGGTTTGACTTCTGTTGCAGAAGCTCTCATTCCATTTATTTTAGCAATAAAATCATTAAATTTAAGACGCTCAGGATAAAAACCAGCAACTTCCCAACACAATGCTGCGAACTGCTCTTGCTTACAAAATATATTTTTATCCCTAACCACAGCAGGTTTTAATTTTCCATCCTGTGCTTCAATATTAAAATGATACCTACGTGGATTGCCTAAAATAATTTCAAAGTCGCTTATCATTGGGAATGCAACATTTGAATCAGATCTAATACCAAATGTTCTACTTGCACATAATGTTCTTTGACAAACAGGAGCTATTGGATCTTCATGACAAGTATGACTTGCTGTTTCTTTTCTCCAAGCTTTTAATTTTTTTTGTAATTTTTCGTTGCTAAAAGGTTGTTCAAAATATTTAGTATTTGCTTCCATAACCTTATCTTCCCATTCTTCTTTATATTTCTTTTTAGCAAAGACCATATAGTTATATAAAAATCGATCTCTACCATCATCTAATTTTGTTTTTGATAGACAACCTAAACAAGGGGGTCCGTCATTAAATTCGGGATCAGCTCCTAGTAATATTTTTCTTCTTGATTCTTCAACCAAGTTATCTAAAGCTTTGCCGTCTATTCTAGAATTTTTAACTAGTTCAATAAATTGTTCTAAACTTAATTTATGATTATTTTTATCAACAGCATAACGACTAGTTTTTTTACAATTAAAATAAGGAAGATTAATAAAATTACCTGGGGAATATTGATCTCCAATTTTTTCAAGTTTAGATTGTTTTGGAAAGACTTCAGTTTTTGGATCTAATTTTAGAGGTAATAAGAAAGATTGAAGAGCTTCTCTTAAATCAGAAGCTGGAATAGGTTCTTTTAAAAAAATATAACAATGCAAACCTCCACTTTTAGATAAACAAGGAATTAGAGGAAGTCCATATTGTTGAAAGTAAGCTAAATAAGTTTCAATTTTAAATTCACTATAATTTTTTGGATCAATGTCTATACAACCAAAGGATGCTTTTCGGTCTATTCTACAAGGTTGTATGCCGATGGATATTTTGCCGTTTAAATGTAATTGGTAATCTTGAGTATTGATGTTTCTTCCTGCCCACTCGTATCTAGGTTTGACTTTATTTCTTTCTGTGTCGACCTCGATGTTGGACATATCGGCTTTGCCAAAGTCCAAATCAAACCCACTAAATATTTTTATAAAATCTTCTATCATTTTTCATTTTTTAAACCTAGGCGGTTTAAGTCTCCCGCTGCCGCCTAGTATCTTTACGTACGTAAAAGAATTTTAGAAGGGTGTTGATGCGGAAGTTTTATTTTCCGAATCATGTTTAGCAACAATATCTCCTTTACCAATACTTTCAGCAAAAGTTTTTGCTTGTTGATAAAGTGGAGTATCTTCCACTTGACTAACCTTACTAACTTCCCAACCAAACCAAGTTCCTTTATCATTCGACTGCTGAACAGTTCTTAAACGATAAATGTGGCTAAAAGATGAAGGAGTGAAAAGACCATTTTTACCTTTAAGTCTTACTCCAGCCATCATTGAATTCCACTTTCTACTTGTTTTAAGTTGAGTTGATTTCATATTAATCAATGCCGTGCAAGGTGCATCTCCTAATACGATTACAAAGTGACTTGCTGTTTTTTCAATATAATTACCGTTCGGTAATCTATCTTTAAAATCAGAACCCCTAGATGTTTTACTAAGAATATCACTTGATGATGGATAGATATTTACTGGTGCACCAGATCCCTCACCAATATTTTGCCATTCTACATATTCTAATTTGTAGTGACATGGTAAGACCTGAATGCCTTTTTCTCCATCATAGAGCTCATTAGAAACAGAATTATATATCATTCCAGGCTCTGCACCTTGAACATATTTTCCATCTCTTTTGTTAACCTCAGGAGATAACTGTCCTAAGATTTTAAGAAAAGGTAAAGCTAAATCTTCTTGAGTTAGTTTACCCAATCCTTTCCCTGCATCATCCTCAAATACACTCATCTGAGGAAGATTACTCTTCTTGGTTTCTATTTCTTGTTTCATGTTTCTTATTTCCTTTTTATTGAGGTACGGTTTCCTGCGTACACGTTAAATAGGTCAGAAGGTATCTCTCGTCCAGATTCGATACGCTCTCTGACCAATGCTTTAAGAGTCATAGGTTCAACCTTCAATTTCTGGACAGGTTGAAACCCTTGACCCTGTGCAAGGACAGCATATTGTACTGCCTTGTTGTCTTCGTTACGACCAAAAGAAACAGTAACCTCATTTTTAATAAGATCACCTAGGCCGTTGTCTCGAAGCCATTTAAATGCTTCTTCTTTCCTTGAAACAGGAATTGAAGCACCGTAGACGGGTTTAACTTCAACTGAAGATCCGTCTGCTAATTTTAGTGAAGATAAAGACATCTCTGTCATCATCGTAGGAATAATTTCCTCTGATAACATAGCAGCACTCTTCTTTTTATTCTTAAGTGCTTCTTCATCTTCTTTAATTTCTTTTTCTAATCCTTGTAATTTTAAAACTTGATCTGAAAGTTTATTCACATCGTTAGTTTTATCAATGGATTGAGTTTGATCTTTTTCAAACATTTCATTTAATTTATTCATCGATTTTTCCTTTCTCGTATAAGTTAATGGAAATGGGATAATACATTCTTTCTTGTCGATCCCATTTTAATAAATTGTACTTGCCATGAGTTATATCAGATACTACCGAACATGCTACTCCAATAATTGCTGGATCACCTGTAAGTAGTAAATAATCTTTAGAAGTATAATTCTTCAATAATCTTCGAAGTTCGAAAATAATTGGACCAGGGCTAAAAATCATTTGGGAATCTTCTCTTAATAAAACTTTAATCTTCCCAAATTTTTGAGCTCCCATAATGTTAATTTTAGGGCGACCCTCTTTAGTACCTGGAATTTCCTGAATAACATAAACAGTTTTTTCAGTATCTTTTTTTAGTTCTTTATAATCTAAAGTTGTCATAGCTTTCTAATTGACTTTGTATAAATTATTTAGTAAGATTTGTCAAATAGAAAGAATTATGAATTATAAATTTAAGACACCGCCTTATAAGCATCAGCTTGTTGCTTTGGAAAAATCGTGGGATAAAGAAGTTTTTGCTTACTTTATGGAAATGGGTACTGGTAAATCAAAGGTACTTATAGACAATATTTCTATGCTATATGATAAAGGCAAGATAAATGGGGCTTTAATTATTGCTCCTAAAGGAGTTTATAAAAATTGGTACACTCAAGAAATCCCAATGCACTTTGTGGATCATGTCAAAAATAAGACCGTTTTGTGGCAAGCTAACATAAATCAAACACAACAAACAAAACTTAATACTCTTTTTGAAGTGAGTAATGATCTTCATATTCTTATTATGAATGTAGAAGCTTTCTCAACTAAAAAAGGTGTTGATTTTGCTTTTAAATTTTTAAATTCACATGAAACTTTAATGGCTATTGATGAAAGTACCACAATTAAAACTCCTTCTGCTAAACGAACAAAAAATATTATTGGTTTATCTAAACACTCTAAATATCGAAGAATACTAACAGGGTCTCCTGTAACTAAATCTCCTTTAGATTTATATAAACAGTGTGAGTTCCTTGATCCGTGGCTCCTAGGTCATGATTCGTTTTACTCGTTCCGTTCTCGATATGCTATTATGAGATCTGCTAACTTTGGAGGTAAGTCTGTGCAGCTTGTCGTAGGTTATAGAAATCTACCTGAATTGTCCGAGAAACTTAAACCTTTTTCTGATCGT